TCACCGGTGTATACAAAAGTTTTCATAACTAAATCAATTGTACTTGGTTTTCTGGGCTTGTTTATACATTTTTAAAACTTACCGCACAACACGCGCTCTTGATGCTAAAGTTATTTCTAAAATCCGCACATTTGTCTCTTTGTCCCCATATTTCCAAACGCCAGATGTTGGCAGTGACCAGTCAACAACGCCACCAAGTGTCAAGTCATGTTCAAGAGCTGTTATTACTGAGTCAGCAACACTCTCAAGTATATCCTCATAATCAGCATCATTGGTCTCATCAGTTCTGAAATACAGACGAATAAAATGATAATAGGTCTTGAGGTTAGCCACTGAGTCATGCAGCTCTGCTGTGTGTTCTTTTGCGCTTACTGTTGCTGCAGGAAATTTTTTGATTGCTTTTTCCTCTTTTCCATACACAACATTAAGACTTGAGACAGTCCCAAGTATTGTAACAATCGCATCTTTTATTGGTTTGTATCCAAAGTTACTCATAATGCTGCACCCCTTGTTGATAGCTTCGTAACAATCAATCTTAATGCTTCCTGCAAGTTGCTGGTCAGTTGTGGTTTCATGTCAGTTTTTGCATCTCTCATATAATGCTTGGCTGGGATATTGCCGGTATAGGTATAGGGCTTTGTTCTACCAAACTTAGTGCGCCGGCCATTTTTGACGTTGATTGTCATGCCCTTTGTGCCTTTTTCCTGCGCAAGCGCGTACTCTAAATTTGTACCCACCCTTGCCTCAACATTATTACCGGTGATTCTTGCCAGATGGCCGGGGTCGCGGTCAGTATGTATTGAGTTCCACAAACCACCTTTTTTGTGAGGTGCTTTTGCTCTTGCGTCTTTCTCTAAATCATAAGCGGTTTTATTGATGGCCTGACTGATAACTTTTTTGGCATAGTCCCCCACTTCTGTAAATGCCTTTTCAAGCTCTTTTGCCCCTATGACATTAACTGATAAATTGTAACCGGGATTTGCCATAATCAAACCACCTGCCTTACTAAGCACCGTATGTACTTCAAAAATTGATTGTTAATAACAAATGGCTGACCGTCCACAACATACTCTATGCCTGCTTGCGTTACAATTTTGTCAGCATTGCGCACCACCATAGTCACGTCATATAAAAAAAGCTCAAAGAGCTGAAATGCTGCAACATCCCCAGAGGTTTGTATGTCTGTGCCAGTAGGTGAGATGCACGCATTTTTTTGTGTATACGCTGGGGTAGTGTCATACGCTTCTTTGTTACCAGTCCTTTTGAGATGGTACAGTGAAACTGTGTCTGTTACGGTAAGTCTTGGCATAATATTAGAAATGGTCAACCGGTGGCAGTCGGTATTGATCTAGCACCAGTTTTACAAAATCCGGTATGCCACCAACTTTGTCTGCTGCATATTGAGCCATGACAGTACCAACTTGGGTACGCGTAACTTCTTTATTTGCATCCGGTGAGGTTTGTATTTTTCTAGCAAGCCACTCAATCAGTGCCAATTTTATTGGACTTGGCACAACCCCTGCTGCACCTGAGTGGTAAGTGATTACAACGGACAAAAAGCCCAGAGGATTTGGCAAGACAATGGTTTGTGGTCTTACCCAAAGTTTGACATAGGTTTTGTAGTTATAAACATACTGCAAGTCCCAAGGTACACCGCCAACGGTCACAGCATCAATGCTGGCAATAGGTGGGTAGTCAACTATAAAAGTGCTGTTTGCCTGTGGTGATGTAGTTTCCTGCAGAGCGTCAAAATTCTGAGTAATGGGGTTGGTGATATTCCAAGACCGGTTACAGTACTGGTCAATCATGTCTTGCATTGATGGTAAAAGCAATGCAAAAAGAGCCTGACCATTAGCTGTGAGCGAAATATCTAAATATGTCTCAATGTCTGATTGTGCGCAGTAGTTCATACTTTAATTATAGTGAGAACATTTGCGCTTCTTATACAATTTACACGTTGTAGTATAAAGCTATGAGGTCAGTGAGTATTTTGCCTGAGTTGTAGTATTCTGCTGCATTATCAGTTGCCAACTTACTACCTTTTGCGTCAAGGCTTGATTTACTTCTGTATAAACCATAAGCTGATTTGATGCGTGCAGTTCCGGTGATGTCTCTATTTACAGCAGTCTCTACCTCAGCTCTGCATATAATTGTACGCAACACACTGACCGTCACCCGGCTGGTTGCGGTGATATTTCTAAGCCGGATAACATTGATACGTGAAATGCAAACAATGTTTCTTGCTACATTTACCGCAATACGAGTAATGCCGGTCTGAGTTCTATTTACAATCTGAGTGATACGAGCAATAGCCGTGATGTTTCGACTTGTTATTCTGGTAATTCTTGCGGTTGCAATCACCGTTTTGCTGACAATTTGGGTAATCCTTGAGATAGCGGTAAGTGTTTTTATAGCAGTAGCGGTGATACGTGCAATACCTGTTGTTGTTTTAGTTGTTGTTGCTGTAATTCGTGCCACGGCGGTAATTGTTCGTAGAGTTTTGGCAGTAATTCTTGAAATTGCAGTTGTGGTTTTGACGACTATTTGAGTAATCCGCGCAACGGCTGATTGTGTCTTCACCGTGGTTGCCGTGATTCGTGCTGTAGCAGTAATTGTCTTGAGGGTTGTAGAAGTAATACGCGCTACGGCTGTTACTGTCTTTAAAACAATTACATTTATACGTGCAATTGCTGACTGAGTTTTAATTGCCGTGGCAGTGATGCGTGCAACGGCACTTTGAGTCTTCAAGGTTTTTGCAGTAATCCGGGCGACTGCAGTAATTGTCTGTGCTGTGATGTGAGTGATGCGTGATACAGCACTGAGCGTTTGTGTGACAACTCTTGTAATTCTTGATATGGCAGTTTGAGTTTTTACTGTTGTGGCAGTTATCCTAGCAGTAGCGGTCACCGTTCTTACTGTGATTGCCGTTATTCTGGCAACTGCTGTGATTGTTTGCGGTACAACTCTTGTGATGCGTGAGATTGCCGTGACTGTTTTGGTCACTGTGACCGTAATACGCGCTAATGCTGTTTGTGTCCTTACTGTGGTGGCGGTAATTTTTGCCACAGCACTCAATGTTTTTGTAGTTATGGCTGTAATACGTGAGACTGCTGATATTGTTTGCGTTACTGTCCTCTGTATCCGGGCAATAGCTGTTTGTAACCGGGCAGTTGCAGCATTTATATTGGCAATAGCAGTCTGTAGTTGGTTTGTTACTGCAGTAATCCTAGAAATACCGGTTATTGTTTGTGTTCTAGTGAAAACCTGTATTGCAAAATAGCGTAATGCCTGTACCACCCTCTCATAAAAAGGGTTCATGCTGGGATTAAGCAATAATATAATCTCTGCAAAGTTTCCAGGGCTCGTCCATGTCAATGTAAAGTCCTGTAGTGAATAAAGTTCTTTATACGCAGTCACCGCCTGATTGAAAGTGTAGGAATAGCTTTGTATTGTAGTCCAACCAGCCGGTGTACTTGCACTATCAGAAGTTATTGAGGCAATTGCCCACTGCCCCAAAGTTTCAGCATGAATAGTAAGGCCACCGCCACTAGAAGTATCAAGGCTTTGAGATTTCACTCCAAAGGGTTCAAAAGGATTTACGCCATTAAATACAACTGCATCATTACCATCAAAATTGTTTGCTGTATTTACAACGTGTATGGTGTTCGTACCCACCTGTGGATTTGGAAAATACCACACATCAATCTCTTTATTTGGAGAACTACCACCGAGCTGCCTTTTATAAAAAATTGCTGGTTCACCATTGACCGTGATACTTGTAGCGTGATCTGCTCCATTATTGCCGTCATTGTGGCAAAAAATAAGCATGAAGCGATTACGACCCGGTTTTACTGTGAGGCTAAAGTCACTATCACTTGCGCTACTTCCTGAGGTATTTATTGTTATCATACATAGTTTTTATCCAATACTGTCTGCTGTTATCGCAGCAATTCTAGCAACAATAGCAATTGTTGTGCCTGCTTGATATTTATTATTTACAACAACCCTTAATCTCTTAATTGCTGTGCAGTCAACTGGTACAACAAATTGCTCACATTTATTTACGATTTGTGAGCTTGTTTGTGCGTTAGTCAACCCATCTGCAAGTGTTTCTGTAGTCGTTGAACCAATTGACACCAGTTTGCCCCATTCAGAGTTACCAATTGTAGAATTTTTAAAGAAAACAATATCATCTTGCACATACGTCCCAGCAGATGTATGCGTCACTGCTGTAGCTCCTGCGTTGAGCGTTCCTGAGACAGTTTTTAAATTTGCCGCAACTGTACCGGTGACAAGGCTTACAATTGGTCGCCATGTATCATTTCCGCTTGATTTTTCAGATGCTTCAATTCTATATTCAGTACCTTTTGTTGGTGCTGTTGCAGAGTCCGGTGCATGATCTATAAATATTGTGGCTGCCAAAACTGTGCTTACATCTAGCACTGAGGAAATCTGTTGATTGCCTGAACCAATAGCAGTAATTGCTAAAAGCTCTGTCTGTATTGTTTTATTGATTGATGATGCCATACTCTCATTATAAAGTTCCTATAGCCTGATGTTATATATTTTATTCAACGCTTATTTTCTGTTGGTAGCTCTTGCCTGAGATTGTAGTTTGCCAACCAATGCAATATCTGCGTGGGGGTACTGGCACATCTGGCATAATATACACTTTATGTACCATTTGCATCTTGCCATCAAGTTCGTCTTTTTCATCAATTGACCACATTTTAGCCACTTTGGTAAAAACAGTATCGTTGCCAATTCTATTAGTGACAACGGTACTGCCATCCTTACGTTTCACAATACGTCTGGGGTTGTTAAAAAGTGCAGGGGTAGTATGTTGTTGTGTGGTAACAATCCAATAAATCAGCTTATACTTGTTGGTTTTTATTGGCAATGGTCTCTCACCCTCAACGTCAATTTTAATGCCATCAATTTCAAAATGGCCGTCAGTTAGATCCACGGTGTATTTTCTACCAAAGAGTGTTTGTTCAATAAGTGTGAAGCGTTTTATATTAAATTTATCAACATCCTCTTGGATGTCAGACATGCAGTTTTTACCCTGTAGTATTCCTTTTTCATTGGGGACAGCCGGCCATTTTATAGAGGTATCAAGTTTGTTTTGCTTATACTTTGTGCCGTCTAAAAATTCTGCTTCAAAGAGGTATTTCATAGCATTGTATTGCTGGGACGCATTGTATTGCGTTGCTTATTTTTCTTGTTCTTCTGGGACACCGCCCATAACTTCATCAAGAGTGTCAATTGAGCCTTGTACGCTTACTTGTCCGGCGTTTTGTTCTTTGTGTTCTTCAAAATGCGCTTTTATTTCTGCTGCAGTCATACCGGCTGGTGCTTTGATAAACCCACCACACTCAACACATGTAAAAACCAGCTCACCATTAAGGTCAACCGCCCCGGTGTGCGCTGTATCTGCCTGACATTTTGCACAGAATACGTCTATTGTCTTTGGTTGTATTTTTTTATTTTCGTTTGACATAGTTTTAGTTCTCGTTATATTGCAAGGTTAGTGTTTGACTAGGAATATCACCGGCTGCTGCATTTGATGCTGTCTGCAGTTGTGATGCAAGCCAATTTGTATAGCAAGGGTTCGTTGTCATTGTTGCTGCTTTTCCAGTTGCTTCTGGCCCGGTTGCCCCAAACCACACAGCGACACCAGAGCCAATTGCGATAGCAGTTGTACCATCAACGGTAAGGTTAGAGTTAGCTGCGGTACTTGGAGTTGCATAAGTCATGTTATCACCATCTGCAGTCATTGCCTTTTGGTGTTTGAGGGTCATGTTGGTGAGCGTTCCAGCAGTGTGAGCAAAAAGACCGGCTGAGATTTGATTAAATGTGCCAGAAAACTTACCAAACTGAAACTTAGTGTAAGAGTTATTGCCTGCAGTAATAGGACTAGATGAGTACGCGGTGGTACTATCATCTATATTTTTCCAATTACACTCAGTACGACCTGTGGTTCTTGTTGTGCCTTTTGCCGGTGAGCCTGTTGCTGCCCCGTTATCTTCTTGAAAGTCAAATGTTGCTGCCATATGATCTAATTATATTGTTTAAATTGTGCCGGTTTATACATTTTTATTTTTGTTGTTAAAAAAGGGCTTACAAATAAAAAAGACTGCACAAAGCAGTCTGAATAAAATATAGGTGTGAAATTATCCCCAGAGTCTACCGGTTGGGTGAGTTTGTGGCAAATACTCAACTGCTTGATCTGTTGAGCCATCAAGTGTTGCTGCAAGCGTGACTGTATTTTTAGAAATAACTGCAGTATCAACTGTTTTTGCTGTGATGAGAGCTGTTGGTGTATTAAGGAATGAGAAAGCATCACAAAGGCTGTCCAGTCCAAGAGCTGCACCCAGTCCTACTGAAATTGTGTCACTTGCTCCCCCTCTGGTTGGGAAAGTAACAGACGTAACAGTTTTGAAAGCATTTACTGAGTCTGTTGGTGTTGCAAATGCGCCACCCATTGTGACTGCTTCTGTTAGAGCATTACCATAAATGTCAGTGCCTACAACCGTAACAACTAAGCCTTGCGTTGTTGACTGATTTCCTTTGAGTCTGACTGTTCGTGGTACGTCTGGGTTTGTAATCCCTGCAGTCACTACAAGAGTGCCGGATGTTGGGAGTGTTTGAGCTGCGAGTACACCAGTGTTAGCTGCCACTGCTGGTTTACTAAATGTTTGCTGTCTGTGCATTGCTGATTTACTCATATGTTTATTATAACTTCAAATTTCGGGGGGTTTATACATTTTTGGTTTTACGCTGATTTTTAGCCAGCAACCCCATACCATTTACTACTTTGCGTCAGTGTTATCTGGCGCAGTTGCATCAGTTTTAACCTCTGCATCAGCTTTGGTTTCTACATCTGCTGGTTTCTCTGCTGGGGCATCCTTAGTGGTTGCATCAGCTTTTTGTACCATTTTGTTAAGGACTTTTTTTACTTCCTTTTTGACCGGTGCTGCTTTTGCTTCACCATCAAAAGGTGTTGCAGAGTCGCCCAAAGCCTTAACGACATCTGCCGGTAATTCAACCGGTACGTCTTTTGTGTAGTAATGGCCATCTGTTAAGCCTGTATGATCTACTGTTACTTTTGGCATAAATTGCTCACCCCCTCTTTGCTGCTTATGAGCTTATTACTGGTTGTGAGTGAAAGGAGATGTATAAGTCTAACACTTATAATCGGTGACTCGCAACCAGTGTATAAACTAAAAAGCACTTCTGTTTTTAGTTTGGCCGGTGGTCTTTGAAAGTTTATTTTTTCCCTTTCATTTCCACTCACCCTACGGCCATCAGTTAGTTACTAGGCGTGTGTTTTGACAACTGCAAATGCTTTGTCAGCATTAGCAAGTTGAATATCAATTTGACCCCAGATTTTAAGAGCAACCATATTCTGTTGGAATAGATTGATTAAAGTACTGCCATCAACATCAGTGATGGTAGCTTGATCTGAAATTTCAACTGTGTATTCCATAGCATCCCCATGAATGAGGTTACTATAGTCAACCAATGCCATGAATTTCTTGGCAGCTTGTGAGCCGTCAGAGTTCTTAGGCATTACCGCCGTTGTGTCGTAAGGAATATCCCACATTGTAGCTGGCAATTGATTGCCAAAACCTTCAAACAAGAAACCTTGTTTGTCAGAACCCACAACTGAGCGTAACCGTCTAAAGTTATTAAGTACGGAGAGGGACAAAGCCCATCTCATACTTTCACTCAAGAAGTTTTCATCTATTAAATCAAGCGCATTTAATAAATCTTCTGCAGTAACACCGGCATAAGTTGTTGCAGATGCCAAAGTTGCTACTGGTACGTTTACGTTCTGGAAAACACCTTCACCAGCACCCAAACCTAAAAGACCCCATTGATCTTCTAACTTTGCTATAGCCTTACCGGCAAGCATTGTTATTGCTTCGATCAAATCCGCAGTAGAATTTTGCAATAATACTTTGGAGATAGGGACAATTACACCAACGGTTTTTGCTCTTAATGAGACATTGCCGGTGGTTGGTTGAGATGCCGTCACTGCTGCAGTATCAGATGCTAACCTGTAAGCTGTGAGGCTTGACATGGTTGGCACGTTTTCGTTGATACCCTGTACTGGCCATTTTGTACCGTATTTACGGACAAGACCGTACTTTTGCGCAACTGTGATGAGCTGGTCGGACACATAAGTAGGTACAAGCTCTGCACCACTGGTACTACTACCAGCAGACAGTGCTTTGGTGGCCTGACGGTCACCTGCTACCAACTTTTTAAAGTATTCCGCACCTGCAGCTTTTTGGTCTGCAAGCTCCTTTTCTTTGGTGTTGTTGTCTTCACCTCCAAAAATGTCTTTGCGGAGAGGTTTATCAGCCTTGATTTTCTCAAGCACCTTATCAACCGTTTTTTCGGTTACAGCCTCAACTATGATTTCCATAGACTTTTTTTCCTCCTCTTTGCGTTTTTCGTCTTCGTTCATTATTTTTCACCCCCTTTCTTTTTTTCCCTTTCAATTACATTTAATAATTTGAGGGTCAAACCAACACTTTTATCTGTCTGCTTCAATGACTTTGCTAATCGGGTGACGTAAGTTTCTGGCACTGATTTTTCATCATCAGATTCGTCATCATCTTCTTTGGCCACTGACTCAAGCACAGATTTTACTTGCTCTGCTCCAGCACTCATGTGATCGCATGCTGCTTTTAGCAGTTCTTCATGCTTTGCTGAAATTGTGCGCCCTGACTTCATAGTTGCTGGTAGCTTGATTGTTTTTTCACCAACAATTGCTTGTTCTTGCACAACGGTCATCACCAATGCTAAGGCCTGCTGCAATTTTTCAATACTGTCTTGCTTCACACCCATTTGAGTAAAGGCTTTTATAAAATAAGAAAGCTCATCAAGTAGGTAACCAAGAGCAACAACCTGTGAAACGTCTTTTTCTTCAACAACAAGATTATTTACAACCTTTACACCAACAATCTCTTTAAGTTGGGCAACTGTCAAATCAGTCACCTTTGTCTCATCTGCAGGGTCTTCATTCTCTTTTGTTTTTTCAATAACCAAATCAACGTCAATGCCCTTTGAGCGCATCACCGTCAATGCTTCGGGATTGTCTGGGACTGGGACACTTGAAAACTCAAAGAGTTCCCATTGTTTGAAGTTGTAGCCACCTTCCATGTTTTCGTCATAATCTGTTGGCATAAAACCAATTGACCAAGCATTTAAAAAGCCCTCTTTATACATTGTGTAGATGATGTCAGCCTCTTGATAAACGCCTTCTGGTAGAAACTCAACGGTAGCAAGTATGCAGTCATCCATAACTTTGAGGCTTGTGCATTTTGCAATTGGTTTGGTGTCGTATTTGTGAGCAAATAAGACAACTGGGTTTTTGAGGAAATTATCAGCTTGCATGCCGGATGGTTGCACTGTGTCTCTTGAACGGTCAGCGTTTACTGTTGAAATTTTTACAACTAATGTACGAGGTTGACCATCAGCAACCTTTGTCTCAAGGATTTCAAAGGTTTTAAAAATCTTTGCTTTGTGTGGGTCAGCAATGCCCTCAAGATATTTTTTCAGATTTTTCATAAGCTAAATCAATTATATTGAGTTTTTAGACTTCCTTTATACATTTTGGTATTAGTCGCCTATCTCACCGGTCTCTGGTTGTAAAGCGCACTCACAGTTTGGATGTCCGGGGGGCGCATCATCACCGCTTTCAAAATCTTGGTCAAGAGGTATAACACCTTGAGCTGCATTGGTGGGACATTGGCCACTTGAGCAATTGCCCTCATCAAAAAGCCAGCTCTTGCCACTGACAATACCAGACTGCCTATAGCCCTCAAGGTTTCCTTGCGCGTATGCGTCAATTGTTTCTGTACGTGCCAATCTCTCAGCTCGGTAATCTCCTTGGTCTTCAAAAAATCCACCAATAGTGGTTGCAATATCATCAACGCTCTCACCTTGCTCGACACCTTCCATAACTTTAAGCGTGATGTCTTCTTTCATTGTGTCAGCGTATGACTTGGTATTTTCTAGAGCGTGTTGGTTAAGAAAATCTAACGCTCTTGGGTTTTGCATATCAAAAGTAACATCTGCATTGACTTGGGTGATGCCAACCTTGCCGGCTTGCTCAAAAACAGTACTCATGCCGTCCTCAGTAGCATTGTGCAGTAAGCCAATCCAGTCCTCATAATCAGAAAACAATACTTTGACCAGCTCGTTTGAGGGGTCTGTAGCATCTTTGAGGATTTGCAATAATGTACGTTTTACATTGGTTGGTTTTTTATCTTTAGACTTCTGCAGGTTGGCCAGAAGCATTGATTTTAATTTCTCATTGAGGGCTTTATTTTTCTTGGTGAATTTAGGTATTGCTGCATCAACAATTTTCTTACGGTTATCCTTTAATTGCTTGATCGCTAGCTCTTTTTTTTTTGACGCAACCGCGCTCTTGAGTGGCAGAAGTATAAAGCCCTTGCCATTATCTGCCGGGGGTGTTGGATTACCATCTGTATTACCTGCAGAGTTCGGTTGATATAGTGTGGGAATATATAAGAAGTCACCACCCTCAACTGGCTCTTTTCCAATTTCGGCTCTGGCTTCGTTAGGTGTCATGTAGTAGTTTTTGATGCCACTTTCCCGGTCAAGTCTCTGTTGTTCCCTATTTTCTGGTACTGGATCTGCAAACCAGATACGCCATTGCTTTTGACTCAAGTTAAAGCGTGGCAAGTAAAACTCTGTGAGGTTACCAGCATACTGGGTGAGTTTTGGCTTAACGGTATTTTTAGCAAAAAGCATGTCTGCTGCATCAGCACTTGCAAGGTTGGCAGTATCCAAAATGCCAAGCACCGGCAAAGGGACACCAAAGATACCACAGATTTCATCACGCAGGTCTTTGCGTCCTTGAGAAAACTGCATGTCACGGTTGGTTGGGTTGATGGGAGTATATGACATGCCACCTTCCATGATTGCCATTTTGTGTGCGTTCTCTACCCCTTTAAATTTACTGTCCCAGTTTGCTTTTATGCGGTCATATTGCTCTTGGTTGAGTGTGCCGGTTGATGAAAGCACTGCTGATGGCATAGCACTATTGCCAAAAAAGTTGCGTTGCCATTCTGCTGCAAAGGTGTCTGTATCAATCGCAATTGCTGCTGCCTCTACAGTTCCCATACCTCGGTAGGCGTTGTTTGGGTTGAAGCGTTTGAAGTGTAAAATCTCATCTGGGGTAAAAGGCACTTTTGTACCAACTTGGTTAAGGAAAACATACCCAGCAATAAAGTTATCCTTTGACTTAACCACTTGCATGCGTGATGGATCAAGAGGCCATATTTCTTTTATTTTACCCCCGGCGGTCTTTGGCATATACCAAAAACTGTTGCCGTCTAGTTCTTGAAAGGCAGAGTACCCAAAAGCTAGATCATGGTAACTCATGTGGTCATTGACATCATGGAGCAAGTCCATTGCCTCACTCTCGCCAGTGTAATCTTTCCATTCACCATCTTTGTCTTTTTTCTGCAGTACCAACTCTGTATCAGCTACCCTTTGTGCAATAGCATTGGTGCAGGCAAATACCCAACCCCGGTATGCCTTCAAAAACTCTTTTTCAGACATCTTTGGTATTGCGCTGGCATTAAAAAACCCAAAGATGCCGGTGTTGAGTTCCTTTCTAAATAAACTGCTGATGTTGCTGAGTAAAGACATAGCTTACTTAATTTTAGAGGGTTTTAGGACTGATCTTATACAAAATGGTGAAATGGGGGATAGAGAGAGCTAGATTTTTATTTCTTCCATTTATAACCACACTGCCTGCAGCTATAAGTTGTTGGCGCAATCATTTGGATAATTCCGGCAATAAGAATAGGTATACCAATAAGCACAAAGGATAAGATAGCACCTACTGCTACCTTGCCAGCTCCACTGTCTTTTGAGCTGCGTATTTTGAAACCTTTACATTGTGGACATTGTTTATTCATGAATTGATTTTATGTTTTTTGGTTATATGTATCCTCATTGCCTTGAGTGGTTTTGCTAATTTCTTTATCACTTCTCGTTTAGTGTCTGTAGACTTGCTAAGATACACTTGATAATTACAAGCGTAGCATTTCAAGTAAACATCCATACTTGCATTATGCCTGCATGTTTGGTCGTTGTCAATAGGTATTTCATAACCATGTCACGTTTGGCTCTGGCGGTGGCACAGTGAATGTCAGCATAAATGCCTCTGCATAATCCGGTGATTTGCCAGTCCTCTTTTTGAGGTCTGCTTTTGGTTCGATCTGCAACACCTTGTCAGAGGTATCTTTATACTTTATCTCTTTGAGCTGATGCCAGTTGTCATTGGCCAAAATCTTGCTGTCTTCTTTCAACATCCACAACCGGGCAAGCCAGTAATTCTCAGCCTTTTTATTTGAGTACCGCGAGGGGTCGCTTGATTTCTCACCGGCAGCAACACCGGTCACGCTATAGTATGAGACCTTGCCGTTAAACTCTGTTTTCATTTCTCTGAGGCGGTCAACAACACCGCGACCAATACCAATATCATCAATAAAAACATCCTCTGGCTTGAGTAATCTTATTTTCTTACCCCGGTTATCGGTAATGGTGTACTTGTCTATTATTCTTATTACCTCATTTACGTTGGTCATGGTGTCGTTGCTGCGGTTAAAAGTCTCAAACCAAGAGCTATCACCTTGTCGCATACAATAGACGTTGTAATCACCACCACCAGCTACGTCAACACCAAGTTTCATGGGGTCATCTGCTGCATCAATAAGCCCAACCATCTTTGCGTCAATATCCTCTGCAGTCAAAAGCTGCCTGTAGCCTTTGTCATCAATTTCATCCTCTGCAGGAAAACGACACTCATAAAACTGCTCAAAGAATGGCAACCCTCTTTTTTCGTTGACACTTTCAGTATCCAAACGCCCCTCTGAAATTGCGCGCTCAAGTGAGATGTCTATTTTCTGGTATTTACTATTGCTCTTGATGTTGAACATGAAGTGATTGCGGTTGACTGCATTGCCCAACTCAAATAAGAAAGTCTTATTATAGTCACCAGTACCCTCAAGGATTTTCAAAATAATAAGGTATTTGGTTGGGGTCAAAAGTGGTGACTCGTCCAGTATGATATTGGGGACATGTTCACCAATGGCTTTTGAAACATCATCATCTTTGCCAAAGAGTGACACTATTTTGAGTGAGCCACCACCCCTAAAATTCATTGCTGCTTTATTGCGTTCTCGTTTGAGAGTTGTGAGTCGTTGGGTAGTATCAATCTCAAGTTCCTTGACCATTTCGGTACTATCAAAGACATGCTCAATCACCTTTTTCATTATGATTTCAGAAGTACCATACTTCACTGAGCCAATGATAAATTGCTCATCATTCTTGGCACAGCATAGAATGACAGCCATTGCCACTGATTCTGACTTACCGTAACCGGTAGGGGCAACGCAGGCAATTCTAGGGTTGGTCTTGAAGATGATTGATGCAGCAATTTCAATTTGGCCGGGTGACATTTCATCACCAGCCTGTTTGCCATTTACTTTGAAATAGGCATTAAGAAGTTGTTTTGTCTTGTCGTACTGCTGTTGTGTTACCATCGCTTCTCAGCTCCTTTAAAATAGCCATCACATGCTCTTTGTCGGTGTTGTCAATTGTTGCCTGTATCTTGGTCAACGGTGCATGTCCACCTATATGCAATAAGCTCTCTGCTGCTTTCCAGTTACCACCCTTTGCGCTTTTATGCAAAGTCTCAAGTGCGTCCGGCAGTGCTTCCTGTATCTTGTCTGCGATCTTTTTTAGTTGTTTCCGGTTTTCCTTTGCCTGCTGTTTTATCAATTCGTCATAGGCTGGTTTACAAATACCCCCTGTCATAAACCACCGGCGTACAGTCGCATAAGGTCGCTTAATCTCCTTGGCAATACGAGGGTACGGCCAACCACTAAAAGCATAAAGCACCGCTTCTTGCTGCTCGGCTTCTAGGCTCTCAAATAAGTAAGAACTGTTGCGTTCTGTTGCATTTTGTTCATCTGCCATACTACTATTATCCTAAATTCTGTGCGCGATCTTATATATTTAATCCCCAGAAATGATGAAAAAGTAGTAAAAACTCTTATTTTCCGGCGCAATTGTCGCAAACTTGGTATATACCACCAACGTGGATGGGGGATTGTTCGGGAGCAAGCCAGATGGTTGTGGTGGCTTCTCGCTTTCTACATAACTCACATCTATGTTTCATATTTACACAAACCACTCTCTGAGAGTCCAGAAAATATTTTTAATACAGTAAGGCATTTGTGAATAATATTTGTCTTGCGTTTCAACAAGCCACCAGTATATTGCGTCTTTCATTTTTAATTTCTTTTTAATGATGGCAATGGGCTGGTTGGTACAACAATCTGTGACGGCTCTTTAAAATCAAGACCTTTTTCGTTTTCTTTGTTGGATTTCCAACACATCTCACAAATAATAATTGTATTTAGGTTTATACTCATTTTGTCTTGACCAGTAGGCAAAAGCCCATCAATTGCCATCAAAGCGTATGGTTTTCGCTGTGTGATGTTGTAAAACCTTTGCTCTAGAACACATTTAAAGACTGTGTTGTTGAGTCTCATTTCAACGGTGAGTGAGTTAGTCATGTCTGTCACCTTCCTCTCTTGATTGCGTTGCATGTTCTATATTTATGCCCTGTAGGCTTGCAAACTCTTTTGAAAACTCATCTACAGCAGCATTGAGTTGAATTTGTCCGGATTTTTCTTTTTTGAGCCTTACTACTGTTTCCCATAATTCTTTGAGATGTAGATTTGTCTTTGACAGCTCTGCCACATCATTCAAAAATGCTTGCATAAATCTGTCTGCCCGGCGTTGTGCTTTTAATTTCTGTTGCTTTCCCATATCAATTTGCTTTCAAAAATAGGTTCTGCATTACCTCTGCCATCTTGTAGGCATTTTTCCAGTCAATTTTTAGCCGTTTTATTTCATTTTCAACTTTAAACTCTATAATTAGCTTGTCTGCTTGCCGGGTGAAAATAATACCGTCAACGTCATACCTTTTGGACATGGGCAGGCTGTCCAAAAAGTCCCTAATGCGCTTCATGTCCTCATAGGTTTCAACGCTTCGTGCCTTTCCGGTTTCAACCTTTTCAATAAACTTTTTAACCTTGGGTAATATAAAATCTTTTATGCTTTGTTCATTCATAATGTTATTTGTGTAATTTCTGCTTTTATTTTTGTCACAACTTCGCGTAATTCTGCTTTGTCTGGCTTGGGGTATTCCTGTAGTACTTTGTCTTTTTCCCAGTAGTTGTATATCCGGTCAGCAGTCGTTGCTGGGTGTACTAACATAAATAAGGGTCTATTGTCAATAAGGAACGAGATTTTCCTTTCTATGGGATAAAAGTAATGTTATAAGTTTTTCAACTATCTCATCAAATGAGAGAG